AAAAATTATTATGATTTGTTATTTGGTCAAGTTATCCATTTATTTTAAAATAGCCAAAAAAAGCTGTTACTAATCCACCAATTACAATTAATAATGCTACAGCTCCCTTGCCTTTATTCATATCTTGTCTTAAATCTTTTATATCTTTACGCATCTCATCTATTGCTTTAAATAAAGTTTTCATTCTCTCAGCACAAACTTTTTCATGGTAAGAGATTCTTAAACCATTTTTATCCTCCACATTGGATAATTCTTTTTTTACTTTTTTTCTTATTCTTGACATTATGCTTTCTCAAATTCATTACAACTAAAATTAATTACTATCTTATGTTCATTAACAAATTTATCACCTAATCTATTGGTGGTTCCTTTTGCTATATCATAGCCTGTCCTAGCACAATCATAGAATTGGTCAAATATCAAGTTGGGTCTATATGGTGTTTCGCATTGACCTAATGTAGCTGAACATATTTGTAGAATTAAAAAAAATTTCATAAATATCAATATCAAATTTGGTTTGATATTGATATTAGTATTATGGCTCTATAGGAAATTCCTTAGCATCAATTGTTTCTGCTGTATCACTATCTGTAATTGTTCCTGGGAGATCTCTTAACTCTTGTCTCCAGGCTTTCCATCCAGCAGATAAAGTTGTGCCTTTTTCTTTTGCCATTACTACTTTCCAATCAGAAGATGCTAATAGTCTATTTCTTTTTTCTCTTAATCTAGCAATAGCTCTATCCTTAGCTCCATTACTCCAGGCTAATTCTTCTTGATTTCTTTGTGCTTCTTCTTCAGCAGTAAAAGGAACTTGTATTCCATTTATTAAATGATGTCTTGTCATAATATCTCCTTATATCCTAAAATTAGTTTAAACCAAATAAAATTATATCCCCACTATCCATGTTTCCTGATGAAAATTTAAACTGGAATCTAGTCAAAGCAGTAGTAGTATTAAAATATCCAGCAGTAAAATGTTGATGTGATAATCTTGTGCTACCATCAGGTTGAAAAGATTGTGTATTAGCAATAAAATGTTTTACAAAAGTAGAAGATGATGGGTTAAAAATCTGTAAAATTCCATTTACACCATTATCATTATCATTAGAAACATTAGTTTGGATAGTTTGAAATGCTGTTCCTTGTGCTTGGTCAAATGCAGAAAAATATTGTAAACCAGTTTGACTATCATTTTCATGATGATTTGCAGTAAACATACTAGAAGTAATAGTTTGATTATAATTTGTGTTCGTTCCTGTATCTCCTTGAAAACTAAATTCTGCTTCATCTGTAGCTGGGTGTATATTTACAAAATAAAAAATATATTCCTTATAGGTACTATCAATTCCTGATGTAAAGCTAATAGTAGCTGATGATGATGCAGTTTGCTTGGATATAAAAACTAATTCTCCTAATGAAGATATACTTCCAAATGTTGTTGCATCTTTAACACTTCTGTTGTTTAGTTTAATTAATGCCATTATGAATCCTTTATTCCATAGAGTTTAATTGTGCCAGAATCTATGTTTCCACTATTCATTTTGAATTGAATTGCTGTTATATCTGCAGTAGTATTAAAATATCCAGCAACATATTCATCTTGAGAACCAGCATTTGTATCAGTTATCCTAGACATAAAATGTTTTACAAAAGTTGTAGAACTTGGATTAAATAACCACATTTCACCAGAACAACTCTCATCAGAAGCATTTCCTAATGTACCTATTAAATCTTGAAAACCAGTTGATTGTGCTAAATCTCTTGATGTTGAATAACTTAATCCTGATGAAGTATCAGCTTCATTGTGATATGCTTGAAAAAATGTAGTTGTTTTTGTAATATTATAAACATGGCTACTATCATCATCTGAACCATTAAATACAAGTTGATCACCAGGATTACTTGAAATATTAATAAACTCAAACTTATAAATAGGATAGGTGCTATCCAAAACTACTCCACCACTTCCATCTACAAAAGATATTGTTGAACTAGCACTAGCAGTTTGTTCTTTAATTAAAACCATACTTCCTGATGCTAGTTGTCCAGCAGTAGTAATTGATGATATACTATTATTGTTGTATTTAACTAATGCCATATAATTTTATTACTCCACTATCTATGTTGCCTGATGCCATCTGAAATCTAACAGCATCAATACTGCTGGTAGTATTTCCATATCCAGCAATGTTCCATTGTTGAGAATTATTATTTAACTGATAAATATTAACTGTTGAAATAAAATGTTTTACAAATGTGCTAGAATTAGGATTAAATAATTTCATTGAACCTGATAAACTCTCATCATTTCCATTTCCAATAAAATTAGTTAAATTTTGAAACCCAGTTGATTGTGCTAAATCTTCTCCTGTTCTATATTCAAGAACAGTAGTTGTATCTGCTTCATCATGACTTGACCTAAATGCAGTAGATGTTTTAGTTACATTATAGTTAGAACCACCATCAGTACTCATATTAAATTGTAATCCTGTTCCATCTGTAGCTGGGTGAATGTCATAAAACTTAAACATATAAGCATCATAGGTGCTATCAATGTTTGAAGTAAAATCTATTGTAGCTGAACTTGATGCAGTTTGAGTTTGTAATAATGTTAATGCACCACCACTTATAGAAGCTGGTAAAGATGTTATTGCTGATAAGGATTGATTGTTTGCGTAGTTAAGAGCCATAGGATATTACTCCTTTGGATTATCTGATTTAACTTTAGCTATTGCATCTTGCCAAGTTGTTGTTCCATTCACTTTATCCCAATATTGCATATCCATTTGTTCTTGCCATGATGGGTAAATTCTATCTCTTTGATATTGAGTTTCATTTATTTTAGCTTTGATTTGATCTTTAGTTATATTTGTTGGGTTTCCATCATGCCATTCAATAACACAAGTATCTATATTATTTCCTGATACTGAAACTTGTGCGTCTGATTTTATTTTTAAAATTGCTTCTGCTATCATGCTGATACCTCAAATGCTGTTATTGTTCCTTTTAAATTATTTGCATTAAAATATGCAGTACCACTCCCACATTTAACATAAGGTTGATAAGTAATTTGTGATGTTGTGCTAGGACTATCTAAAATAGACATTGATGCTGTTGCAGTTAATTGACTAGGGTCTCCCTGAGTTGTTTGCACCATTCCATCTGTTGCACCAAGATTTGATGAATCTCTATATAAAGTATATGAAGTTAAAGAACCAGTTGAATTTTTGCTATTAAAATTACAAATCACATAAATTTTATTAGATGATGAAGATGGAGTGATATTAACTGATAAAGTATTTGAAGCAGTGACAAATGAACTAGATGTTGTGCTTCTTTCTGTGCTATCAGTAGCTGTCACAACTTGTAAAATTTTTCCACCAACACCACTTCCTAATTTAGCACTTGTAATAGCACCATCTACAATTTTAGCAGTAGAAACAGTATTATCAGATGGTGTGCCTATATCTAAAGTATTTCCAAGAACAATTACAAAGTCTATAACATCTCCTGTTGCAAGGTTAGATGCAAATGTAAGTGTACTTCCTGATACTGTAAATGAATCTGTTGGTGCTTGAAGAATACCATTAAGTGAAACTAAAAATTGATTCACATTGTCATAATTTGTAAAAGCAGAGCCACCATTATTCATAGTATAACTAGCTTGACCATTAACTACACTAATAGCATCTAGCTTTACAAAGTTTCCTGTGATTGGTGTTTTACCTATATATGCCATAAATTATTCCTTTGGATATTTGTCTTTAACTGCTTTTATTGTTGCTTTCCAACCATCTATACCATTGTGATATATGTCGTCTAATTGATCTACTATTGATGGATATTCTGCTTGTCTATTATATTTATATTCATCAGGGTCTGTCCAAGAATTAACTTGATTCCAATTAATAGTAATTTCATTTCCATTAATATCTTTTGCAATAATATCTTCTTGTGTATCTCCATTTATTAAAGTTATATTACTATGTATTGATCTTATTGCTTTGTGTAAATCTGCCATTATGCTAATACCTCTATTGCTGTTATTGTTGAAGTGCCTCTAGTAAAAGTACTATTATCAGTATCATCATGTGTTCTATTTATATATAAAGCCTTTGATAAACTTGAAGAATGTCTAATTTTAATTCCATAAGTAATTTGTGAAGTTGTTGATGGTGTATCTAAAAAATTTGTTTGCAAACTAGCTACTGCACTACTTCCAAAATAATTTGCATCTCTACCTTTTGATATTCTTTTTCTATTTGAAGAGGCATCTCCTAAATCAATTTGTGTACTATCTCTAAAAAGAGACATACTTATTGCATGTTCTCCATTTGATCCTACTATTGTATTTACAAAAATTAGAATTTTACTATCTGATGCACTTGGAGTTATATCAACTGTTAGACCTGTGATTAATGCAGAATCTGAACCAGTACCAACAGTTTCAGAAAATGTATCAGTTTTTGTTGTTGAAACTACTTGTCCAATTTTTCCACCACCTACTAAACTAGCATCTAATCTTTTTAAGACTCCAGCATCACTAATTAAAAACTCATCTGTATCTGCTGGTGCAGTTGCTAAAGCTGTCTGACCAGAAATAATATCATTATTGAGTTTGCCTGATGTAATTATATTATCTTCTAAGTCAGCACTTGTTAAAGGAACATTTGTAGGTGCTTGTCCAATGTAAGCCATCAATTACTCCTATGTTATTTCTAGTATTGATAATGTTGCGTCTATTTTAGCTGAAACTGAACAATCTATTTTCAATACATCAGTTGTTTGTAAAACATATTTTCCACCTGATAATAATTCTAAAGATGAACCAGCTGGAATACTGACATCTTTAGCAACAGTGACATTTTCGTTTGTTTCTGTATCAGATGTATTTGATTCTATTTTTACAGATGCAGTGACAGATGTTGTATGAATATTACAAAGTGTTAAACCAATAACTACTGTTGTTGTTGAAGCTGGTACTGTGTAAAGTGTATCAGCAGTTCCAGAACTAGATGGCATTGCACCATTTGTTTTTACCTTAAAAGTATTTGCCATTTATTCTCCTTATCCTAAAGCTATTGCAAGTGGTAAAGCATTTGGGTCAGTTTCAGATACTGTTCCTGTCACTGACATTGTGCTTGATACTGCGTTGGTTGAAATATTTACTTGTAATAATTCTATATTATCTGTTCCATCATTTAATTTTAATTTTAAAACTCCAGCAGTTCCTGAGTCTATCCAAAGTGTGCCTTGTGCAACTGTACTTGGTGCAGAAGT